TTGCTTTAGTTGGGTAGATGTTATAGTCATCTTCATTTAGTGTATGGCTTTCTAGTAAGTAACGGTTGAAACCCTCATTCGCTGAGTTATAGTTTGTGTCGTTAGCATAGTCATACTTTAGCATGTCAGCTAACTTACTGGTTTCGTTGGGTATAGTCAACAAACTAATCTGACCCATAGTCTCTAATTTTCTAGCAAACAAACTTGATACCAAATACAATCGATGATTACGTGCGCCGCGATTCAACGAGATAAAATTCTTAGAGCCTTCTTTACGTATCTCTGGAGTGAAGTTCATGTAGTCACTGATTTGATTCGTAATGTCTCCGCCCATGTTTATGATAGTGCAGTTGCTACATGTTATCTCTTTGTATAAGTTCTCTAAGCTAGTAACGATTACAAACTTTTTGTTTGGGTAGTACTCGCACATGTTAGTAAAGTACCTAGAGAATTCGGGCATAGGGTCAACCCATGAGTTACCTATGTTTGTTCTAAAATGATCCTTAACGAACAATACAACAGTGTCACTATTCGAATCTAATATTGTTTCATCTAGTAACTTCTCGGTCTCGTATACGTTCAGTGTCTCACTAGAGTAACTATCATACAATGTATTGAAGTCGTCACGTAGTTCTTTGGTTTCTTCGTTCCCACTTACTAGTAAGAAGTCAGCGAACATATCGTCCTTACTATTAAAGAAACGCTTGTCCCCTGCTATCTTTAGACTGTTCGTTGATAAGTTGAAATAGCTAGTGATATCATCTTGTTTGATGGTGTCAAATATCTTAGTGTAGTTAATGTAGATGCCAGTATCGATACTGATAGGGCCTGTCCACATGTACATGAACAGTGCATCTTTCAACCCATATAAATTGCGTCTAGCATACAACGAAAAGAAAAGCCCAATAGAGAAATCATCAAACGGCGGGCGGGACACAATCTTTAGCATAGCAGATATTTATAACTAAATACCTCATGCATTTTAAACCCAGTGACTACTCAGTAGTCTTTCTTAGTTATGACGAACCAAACTGTGAGGAGAACTATCAGCACTTACTTACACTATGCCCAAACGCATTAAGAGTTCACGGAGTAAAGGGTTCTGATACAGCACACAAAGCATGTGCTGACGTTGCAACAACAGATAGATTCATCATTGTCGATGGTGACAATTGGGTACGACCTAATCTGTTCTCATTGTCTATACCATTAGAGTTTACAGACAAGAACGTTATCAGTCTATGCGGGTATAACATAGTTAACGGAACACAGTATGGTAACGGCGGCATCAAATGCTGGCACAAAGATACTATTAGAAACATGCAGACCCATGAGAATAGCATTGACGACAAGTTCACAGTAGACTTTGACTACCACAACTACATAGAGTTAAACAATATCGGGTCAGACTTGCACATCACAAGTAGCCCATTGCAAGCATGGCGTGCAGGGTTTCGTGAGACATTTAAATTGAGCCTTGACGATACAATCGACTGGCGTAACAAAGACAGACTATACAGATGGATGCATGTGGGTAGTGACGTAGAGAACGGGTTGTACTGTATTCATGGCGCACGATTCGCATACTTCTTAATGAAGCACGAACAGTGGAACAATCATGCACACATAAGAGACTTTGACTTTCTTAATGATATGTTTGACAAACTAGTTAAAGACTTTGACTACGATAAGCTACTACATGACTGTAATAGATTGGGTGATATCATTGGGTTAACTAAGGTACTGTTAGGCTGGGAAAGCAAAGAGCATAGAACTAGAATCAGTAGTCCTACACGTAGCCCTGTTAACTATAACCCATTGTACGACATTGTGTTCATTCACAACAACGAGCCTGATGCAGAAGCTAACTTCAACAGAGTTAAAGAACGATTCCCTAGAGTTAAACTACTTGCGGGACAAAAGGGTATTCACAAAGCGCATCAAGTTGCAGCTAGAATGTGCTGGACAGATTACTTCTGGGCTATTGACGGTGATGCTATTATCAGTGATGACTTTGACTTTACACACAATGATGTAGAGTTTTACGAAGAACCCACTGTACGTGTCTATCGTGCTATCAACCCAGTCAATGAATTAGTCTATGGTCATGGCGGCGTTAAACTACTACCCCGTCTTGCTACATTAAATATGAACACGGAAAATGTAGACATGACCACTAGCATTAGTACACTATACAAGCCCGTTAACATTGTCAGCAACATACACAAGTTTGACACAGACAGTTTCAGTGCATGGCGCACTGCGTTTAGAGAATGCGTCAAATTAAGCAGCCAAGTTATAGACAGACAAGACACTAAACAAACACTAGACAGACTATACACATGGTGTAGTATAGCAGACAACACAATGTATACGACTGAGATTATTAAAGGTGCATTAGCTGGCAAACGCTACGGCGAGATACACTGTAACGATAAGACTAAGCTAAAACTTATCAACGACTATGAATGGCTAAGAGAACAGTACAATGAACAATTTCAATGATATCCCATTCGACAGAATAGTTAAGTTCGGTCAAGATACAATGCTAGACAAAGACTTGTTTAGCGTTAGCTGGATACTGGGTAGATTCTGTAACTATTCATGCAGCTATTGCTGGCCCTACGCTAACAGTCAAACCCCTGACCATCAAGAGTTAGAAGTCTATACACGTTCTATAGACGAGATTAGATTCCAAGCTGCGAACAATGGGTTCACTAAGTTTCACTGGAGTTTCAGTGGGGGCGAGCCTACAGCATACAAGCACTTACCCGTACTAATGACTAAGGTACTGTACGATAGTATCCACATGACAACTAACTTGAGTCCGGGCATTCAATGGTGGGATAGATGGTTAGAGAACACACAACTAAGCAGACGCCGTAGTCTTACTGCTAGCTATCACCATGAGTTTGCAAATGAGCAAGAGTTCGGGGACAAGATACTACACTTAATGAACAACGGGGTATTCGTCACTATTAACCAAGTTATGGTGCCAGGACACTTCGATGAACTATATGAACGTTGTGACCGTTTTCACAAGCGCGGCATCAATGTAACATTAAAGCCACAGAGTAACGAGCAAGCAAACGGGTTAGTAGATGGCTACACTGACGTTATGGTACAGAAGATGCGTTCGGGCTTCCCGCAACAGAGTAACGATGAACCCGTACTACAAGTTAAACTCTTAGACGATACACAGAAAGTCTGGTGGCTTGACCAAGCAGAACGTTTCAACAGCTTTGACTTCAACAAGTTTGAAGGATGGAAGTGCAACAGTGGCTATCAGGGTATCGTTATACGTAGCGATGAAGTCAAGCGTAGCTATAGCTGCTGGGATGAGCCATTGGGCACACTAAGCAAAGGGTTTACTATCTTTGACAAGCCCACAATCTGTACTACACCCAGATGCGTTTCTAGTGCAGATAGTAAGCTACCTAAGGAAAGAATATGAAAATAGACACAGAACATTTACATCACTGGATGAACAGCATCCGTATCAGTAACAACCCTATGCGTACACTAGACGCATTCTGGGGCGGACAAATCAAAAGTAAAGAATGGCTTATTGAAAGTTTAGAAAGTGTTGTTGACAACACAGAGCCATTAACGATTGAGATTCACGGTGGCTGGGTAGGAACATTAGCAAGTATGCTATTCCAATCTAAGTTAAACATTAAGAGTATTCGTAGCGTAGACATTGACCCGCATGTGCAGCACATTGCGGAAGAGATGAACCGTATCGAATATCATCAGAACAGATTCTCAGCATTAACGGCTGATATGTGTAAACTCACAAACTATTCTGCTGATATCGTTATTAATACTAGCTGTGAGCATATCACACAAGAACAGTATGACACATGGTTAAACAATACGCCACCTAACGCAACAATTATTGCGCAGGGTAATAACTATCAAATAGACGAGCATATCCGCATTAGTAAAGACATTACTGAGTTTGAACAACAATGCCACTTGAATAGAAAGTTTGTGGGCACTAAACAATTACCCATTTACGATAGATATATGATTATTGGGAAACTTAACTAACCCCTATATATGCTAATAAATAAGGTATGTTCAAATTTACTGATTTAAAGCAGATACACTTAGAAATAACAAACAACTGTCAGGCAGCATGCCCTATGTGCAGTCGTAATATCAACGGGGGATTAGACAACCCATTGATTAGTTTGACTAATTGGTCACTAGAAGACTTTAAACAGATTATGAACGAAGAGGTACTCAATCAGATTGGGTACTATTACTTCTGCGGTAACTTCGGTGACCCCATGCTCAACAACGATTTGATTGACATGTGCGACTATGCTACTAAAACAGCACCCAACGTGGGTATGTCTATACACACGAACGGTGGCTTACGTAATCACGACTGGTGGAGAAAACTAGCTAGTGTACTACCCACGAAGCATACAGTAGTGTTCGCATTAGACGGGTTAGCTGACACCCATCATTTATACAGAGTAAACACGGACTTTAATAAGATTATCAGCAACGCTAAAGCCTTCATGGAAGCGGGTGGCATCGCTAATTGGGTGTTTATTAGATTTAAACACAATGAGCATCAAGTAGAAGAGGCTAGACAAATGGCTAAAGACTTGGGCTTTAACGAGTTTATACTAAAGGACTCTAGTAGATTCATGCTAGAGCCCAAACAGAAAGTAGTTAACCGTGATAATGTAGTAATGCATTATGTCGAACCCGCTACTGATACGCCCATGAAGTTTATTGATAGAAAGACTATTGATAACTTTGAATCTATATTAGACAACGTAACAATTGATTGTGCCGTATTAAAACATAAAGAGATTTATATTGACGCACATAAGAATATGTTCCCATGCTGTCATTTAGGATATGTTCCATACAATGAACACGCTTATCAACAGACACTGGGAGCTATGCCCATCGTCAATAAACTAGTTAAACAACACTATGATATGGTTGAAAAGCTAGGCGACACACACTTGTTGAACCGTAGTATCAAAGAAATCATTGACAGTGAACCCTATCAAACAGTGTGGAATGAATACTGGGGTGATAATAAACTAATCATATGCGCTAGAACATGCGGTGTGAGTAAAGACATAGAGTTTTCAAGGCCCAGAGACCAATGGAAAAAGTAAGAGTCGCACCTGAATATACTA